TTAAACAAAGGTAACAACGAGGTCATGGACTTCACTGGTACACCGTATGCACGGACCAGTATCTCCTCTTCGGGTCTACCTTTAAGGTCTTTAGCTATACGACTGTAACCCCCGAACGGGTTCTCGTCTGAATGTAGGTAACAAATCTGGGCATCTCTGGACGTACTGTACTGCCGGATCGGCACCTCTTTGTCATTTAATAGCTTTGCTGGCCTGGTTTCTAGTGTTTCTGAACCCTTAAGGAACTCAGAGATAAACGGTGTGTATCCGTCAATTGGGGTGAACCCAATGACCATCTTAGCATTTCTAGTGGCTAAACGGAAACGTAACGTGTTAACAAGGGCTGCATCCCCGAGGTACTCGTCAAGCCAGGCACCTAGATTGAGTCCACTACAGTTCTTAAATCCGAACTCAAACCCTTCCAGGATTGTCTGATTGTTACTAAATTGTGTATAAGTCTTGAAGTCTACCCGTGTTCTGGTATCCGGGAAGATAAAGCTCTGGCCCGTGAATCCATTCTGCATAGAGAAGTTAATGTACCCCTCTATACTCTTGGTCTTACGTTTGAACTCTTTCGGCATCATCTCCCAGATTGCTGCTTGCTGGATCTTAACAGAGGTGTCCTGATTCTGGCTGAAGCAAACTATGTGTCCGTCATTAGATTGTGTCACGGCTTCCATAACCATCTTTGCACACCCTGTGGTTTTGCCGGATCTGTTACCACCAAGTACCAGGCACTCGTTGTTTTCCATAAGTCCCGTTCTCATTCGGGCCCAGCCGTCTAGATCAAACCCGTGCCGTAACGGATCCTCTTCCGATGCTTTGATCCTGCCCTCGTGGGCATTCCACAAAGCCTCTAACATTTTCGGGTCTTTCTCTGCTAAGAGAATAATCTCTTCGTCAGTAGGAGGTATCAAATATGGATGCTTGCTGAAGTTAAGTGCCATCGTCTTCTTTCTCCTCTTCTTCCTCTACCCAAATTATTTCCATAGGCTGGCTCTGCATATCTTTGTTTGCTTCGTAAATTAACATACGGCCTACCTTATCATTAGCATAGTCATAAAATAAATCCCCGTCATCATCCATAACTATAAACATGTAGTTACTGAAGTGCTCCCCGAGGTTTCCCCGGATTCTGTCAAATAATTCATCGTAGTCTTCATCAATCATCTAAATCTATTACCTCTCCTTTTATTTGTTTTATCCTATCTTGGGCTGCCTTGATGGTCTCATCGTAGTCATCTTGTGTAATTATCTTACGGTCCTCCGTAATACTGTGTGCTTCTCCCCTTGATGACATAGCTTCCCTAAATGAATTAGCTTTTGCTATTGATAATTCCTTAAGATCCCGGAACGTTACCTCCATTTCTGGGTCCGTCTCCATACGATCCCGTACCTTATCTACTAAATCCTCTTCTAAGGAAGAGATATTCATATAGTTCTTGGCCGATATACGGCCTGCTAAGTCCTTAAGTTTCCCGATGTGGTCAGCATAATCCACTAATACGTTCAATAAAGTGTCCCTAGAGATACCATATTTCTTTACAAGCCGGGTCTGGCTTACTCCAGTAGAGTACAAATAAAGTATTTTAGATACCTTTTCCGGATTGTACCTACTTAGACTCTTTATATTCTGGACTTCTTTGACCTTTACCACTTCATTTATGGCTTCCCCAATCTCTTCCATTAGCTCTTTTTTGTCTTCTTCCATACTTTACCTTCTATTTATATTATACATTTGTACACAATGCAAGCATTTTTTTCTTGACAGGGTTTACACACGTGCTAACATAGTATAAACATAGCAACTATGTAATTCATAAACATAGATCAAACTACAAAACAGCCCCTCAAGGCTGTTGTTTTTTTATAACTAGTCCAGGTAATAACATAGTAGGGCCATTGAGTTAACTATTTTTTTAGAAGGCCCCTTATAATACGTACGTACTGCCGAGCTTTGCATGTTGACCCCCTCCTCCCTAGGTGTACATTAGTTCACTAGTTATAAATCAGTGCTTACTATGAGTGAAGTATATATTCTAGGTGTACCGGTACTATCTTTTCAATCTCTCTACCAAATTTAGGGTTTCAGTTCGGTAGCAGTTGTTCCACGTGGAACATTGTAAGTTGTTGATATGTAGTGTACATATGTTCACTTGTACCCAACTGAGACTCAGTCTCAATAAATAGGCTAATTCAACTGTACGGGCCTAGAAAGATTTATACGTATCAGTGGCCCAAGACGAAATCGGAGGCCGTGTAGAGCCTCTCAGGTGCCTTAACGGAGAAATGAGATTCAGTCTCATCCGTTGATTATCAACGACTTACGTAACATTTCAGGGTATATATTGGTTTCATTATTGTGTATATAACATGGATAAATCATAATCTCTGAATAAATGAAATGATAGCTTGACTTGGTCGGATGCAGTACCATATACTATGTTCATTCTTAAATTATTAACCTAAAATTACTACTATGAAATACTACAGATCAATCAAGCAATTGTGTGAGGCATTCCTACTTAGTGAAAGTCCACACCCAAGACCTGAGATAAACAAAGCTACAGGTGAAAGACGAACAAGGAAAAACCTAGCCATTACTGAGACTCAAGTAAATGGCAAAGTGACCAAAGTAGACAATAACTTTGACGAGTATACTCGTTTAAGAAACTACTTTGAAGACACCGAAAACAATCTGTACCCATCCAAAATCAGTATCACTTTCAATGACACCTGGAGTATTGATATTAAATACGAGGCAGGAGAATTTTGGGTGATATACGTTTACTGTAAGTATGACTTAATGGTAGGCTATGGCAAGTACGGCAACCAATTCATACAGGACTTCCGGTCGTGGGAGTATGGTATGTTTGAACACAATACACTAGTCGACATTGAGACCCAATCATACAACGACATAGAGTTCGAGAAAGTCGAAGCCAATATGTTTAGACATCCACAATTAAAAAAATAAACTTTAACACAACCAAAATACTACAATGACTACTACTACAAAAAAACACACATCACTAGCCTTCTTTAATGACAACACCAAGAAGGCCTTCAGGAGCCTGCTAAGAGAGCTTAAACGACAAGGCCTTATCGTGTATCAGGTGAATGACATCGAGGACAATGAGCTTCATGTAACGGACGATACAGACGTATTGGACATCATGGATCACAGCTTTGCCACTGAGTTCTATCGTCTATACGTTACGTACAAGGATACGTACGGTGTAATCGTTGGCCACCTAGACGGCTGTACAGAATCAATGTTTGCTGATTGGGGCTATCCTAAGACAGACTACAAAACACGTAGCTACACCGAGATAGATCAAAAGATCGAGACAGCTTGTGACAACTTTAACAACATCAACCAAGACCTAGAATTACTATAATGAATAACACAAGAAGAAAGGCTCTGATAGAGAGCATCAAGAACATAGAGTTAGCTTATAACACTATTGAAGAGGCAGGCACAGACGAAAGAGATTGTGCCGAGAGCCTACCTGAAAACCTTCAGGATTCAGAGAGGTACCACGAGATGGAAGAGAGAGCAGACGAGCTAGAGGACATAGCTACGGAGCTGTACGACATCATAGACAGGATCAATGAATGCTTATGAGAACTACCTTCACTGTAACCGAAACCTATACTGTTAAGGCAACTACCATTGACCAAGCTAGGGATATGGTAGAGGCCAATGACTTTGATGTTGACTCAGACGTTTCAACACCTAAGATCACAATCGAACCTAATATATAACTAAATACTATGGAAGATATATACACAATACAATCAATACAATCACTCAACGAGTGGTATGACGAGCTCGACAGAGCTTTTGAAGAAGAGAATAAAGAATGGATAGAAGAGTTCTATCACTCAGAGGTACAGTCCGAGGGCAGAGTACACATTAACCTAAACAAATACTACAATGGATAAGATAATAGACTACGAGATGGGAATGCTTGATGAAGTACAATGCTTAGAACTCTTTGCTATGCTGATCAAGACAGGCCAAGTGTGGCAACTACAAGGACACTACGGACGGACTGCAAAGGAACTCATAGACATGGGTGTGCTGACTGCAGACGGAGAACCAGGAATACTCTTAAAAAATTAGGGGTTGACATTAATAAAATAACAATTAAGACAAGACACATGACTACTACTAAACAACATTTAGAAACCATAATAGAGGTGGAACTAGACTTAC